ATCAAATTTGTTAGATACATATTATAGTGAAGAATCTTATCTGTCAAGGTGAACTAAATGAGTGAATGGACGTATAAAGGCAAACCACTAAGTGATGCAGACATACCAGAAAAGGCAGTCGGGTTCATTTATACTATTGTGCAAAAGTCGACGAAGAAGAAATACATCGGTCGAAAGTTGATGACCATGGCAGGTCAAAAAATGGTCGCAGGCAAAAAGAAGAAGATCCGCAAGGAAAGTAACTGGAGGAGTTACTGGTCTAGTTCACCGTGGCTAATTGATTACATCAAGGAACACGGAACAGACGACTTCACTAGAGAGATTATTGTGTTCTGTGAGGGGAAGGGCAGCATGGCATACATTGAAGAATGCCTGCTCTACACATTAGGCGCGCTTGAATCACCCAACTGGTTAAACGAAAACATCAGGTCAAAGGTCTACAGGACCTGGATTTCGAAGGATGGTAAGACCAAACCGGAAATCCAGGTCATGCGCGACTACATCAAATCTCAGTCCTGATCATCCTCAAACGTATTACAGTATGCATCACTAAGTTCCTCACCACAAAAGGGGCAGTAAATAATCTCTAGGCCCTTGTCACACTTAATGTCGAACGAGTTTTCGCATTCAATACAGTAGTATTCTTTTTTCATTTTTATCTCCTATCTCTCCCTTTATACCACGTTGGGTTGTTTCTCTCAAACTCGACAGATTCACTGACCTGAATTCTTTTTCGCTGTACCCCATTAGTATACCACGCAGTTGTTGAAAAGAGTTTACCTGAAACCGACCCACCGACTCTTCCACCGATTGCCTTATCCCAAGAAGGATCATGTATTCCCGACTTTCGTAGAAAACAAGATTCGCCACCGATGGCTGCCTTTTTGTGCCCGTACATTCGTTTTCTATCTTCCATACTCAACGTTTCGTAAAACTCGTTATACTGCTTTGACCGTCTCATCTTATAGTCGGATAGATCAGGCAACATACTTATTCGGTCACCACCCAGACCACCCTCAACTAAATTATACGTATCATCCCTAGCAACGAAATCCTCTGTCACCATCTCCTTCTCTGCTGCATACATATCGACGGCAGATGTAAATGTATCTAATACTTCTTTAGAAAAGTTATGTACTCCGTGTTTTCGAACTGCTAACTTTAACCTCGTCCCCGAACCTAGGTAACTGTCCGTGGTCGGTTCCTTATATGTTTGCCGAACACCGACATACGTCATACCATTCAACCTATTCGTCGTACGATATAAATAGAAATACTTAATTCTCATATCAATTCACACGTATTACCACTACATGCATACTGCTGGGAGCCCTCAGTTTTATCCTCATGTTCGTCAATATTAAACTGATCCCACGCTATAACCGGTGTTTTTTTAATCCACCCTAGATATTCTTCCTTCGTTATGGGTTGGTACGGCGCTTGTTGGTAAGTATGATCTGAATAAGGTAGGAATGAGATTCCACCAACTTCATCAAAGTTGTCGTAAACCCATGCACCTACTGCCATCCACTCATGCTCACGGACATACACAGTGATAGAAACGGTGTGCTCTGCCCAATTGCGGTAATACATCAAGTAGTGGTTAAGTTGATCCAATGCGGTCATTTCCGGAGCCAACCGAGCATGCTCAGGTGACTTTGATGGGAAACTGAACACCCAAGTCTTCTCAGGTTTCATTACATCATCTTCGCAGTAAATACCTTGCTGCTTGAGGAACATACCAATCGGATCGAGTTTGTCGCTTCTGACGGTGCGAATGTAATACTTCGAGTACCTAGGGTGAATTCCACTTGAACTATCAACCAACTGTGACACGGTGCCACTAGGTTTCGTCGTTGTGACTGCAACTGATTGATTAATACCCAACTTAGCTGCCCAGATCTTATTGATCGCAATTGCATGTTCGCGCATTGCATTCAACCAAACAGGTGCGTCGCCGGTCGTCTTGCTTAGAACATGGTGATCCATGATACCAGTCAATGACACACCCAACAGACGCTCTTCTTCGGCATTCTTCTTCCAAATAGCCCGTAGATAGCGGAAGTCTGTCAAGCTAGACTGATACGTACCCATGATGGTTGCAAGTTCAACCTTCTTCAATAGAACTTCAAGGGTATCCTTCGGACGAATAACTACCTCGGTTAGGTTGCAGAACCCTGCTGAACGCAAAAAGATTTCGCAACAAGGGTTAGCCCCACCGAACATCTCCTCAAACTTCTTAGAGTCACGGCGACCAATCTTCTTCATTTTTGCTGCAGCGGCTGCACGATTGAAAATACCACGTTCACCCGATTTGGAGTCATACAGTGACTTCCACTCTTGCATGAAGATACCCATCTCAGGTTTCTCTGTATATGCAACCGAGTTATTAGCAAGGGCTCTTTGTGGTTGATCTACCCACCATTGACCCATCTTCGCATTACGCATTCGGTCATCTGAAAGGTTGCTCAATGAAATCTGTGCTGACCTACGAACACCACCCACCACAATCGCTGATGCAATCAGGTTTAGGATATCGTGACATTCAATCGACTGTAGTTTACGACCTGCAGCATTTCGGAAAATACGAATCGTAGCTTTGAATAGGTCATCCAATGGGCCTGGACCAGATGACCTACCACCGAACGTCTTAAGAGGCATACCGGCAGCGCGAAGTGCACTCAAATCCCACTTTGGGATTTGACCACTATACAACATAGCAATCAGTTCACGGTATGCAGTCGACCAACCAATCTTAGAGTCGCGAACTTTGATTGTTGTATCCGTTTCATGGAAGTCCTCTGACACAATAGGCAACTTCGATACTGCCTGACGCTCTACTGAGAATCCGACACCACACCCACACATTAGTAGGTACATTGTTTCATCAAACGCCCGTGGGTCGTCGACTGCCACATACGCACAATTGTATCCTGCTGCATTGTCACGATCAAGTGCCTTACCTGCGGTCATCAATGCCCTCATTGAAGGCATCACTTCTAGACCTAGGATCTGCTCATACAACTCCTCTGTTGGGAATGTGTCTGGGTACTTATCTGCGAAGAATGTTACGTATCTACGACACGTCTCTGGCCACGATTCCCTTCGTTTCTTCTCTGGTAAAAACCTCGCGTAACGACTCGACGCGATGTATCTTTGGTAATCTGATACTGTTTGCATTGTTATTGTTCTCCTTCTGATTCATACAAATCCCAAAGATTATCGTGTAGTATTTGCTCAAACTCTGGATCTAATGGTTCTTGACTATTTACAAATTGAACTACGTCGAAGTTATTTCGCAACTCCGGTAGAACCAAAGCCATCTGCTCCGCGGTCAGTGGTCGATAACTCATCTACTTCCTCCCATACGCAGGTTATGACTGGACAAAGCACCAATTGTGCTACACGGTCACCGTGGTTGATAACGATCCTATCGCCACCGATGTTTTCTGCTATCACCTTTATTTCGCCGCGATAACACGAGTCGATGGTACCAGGGGAGTTAGATACCCGCATCTTTGTCTTTAAGGACAAACCGGACCTTGGTCGAACTTGAATCTCCAATCCAGGTAGGATCTCAACAAAAAGACCTGTTGGAATCAACTTGGTTTCACCTGCAGAAATAACCAATGGTTCACTTAGGTTAGCTGCTACATCCATTCCAGATGCTCCACTCGTTTCATACTTTGGTAGTGGGTTTTTCGACTTGTTTATGACTCTAACCGGTGCCTTAGGAGTCATACTACGCATGTTCTCTGGCATCATACCATCGGGTGCTGGTGCACGATCGGGTGCTGCTGATGGTGTTAGTTTCGGTACGTTCAATGGTACACTTCTAAAATTTGGAACTTGATTCATCTCTTACCTTCCCTCAAATATTGAAACTCGAGAATAAACTGATCATATGCATCTATAGCTGATATTGGGCCTTCAAATGCCTGCAGCTTCTTAAGGGAAACCTTAGGTAGGTCTCCCCAATCTTTGCCTCTTGAATACATGAAGTTGTATGCCTCAATGGTACGCTGTACCATGTCTGCAAATTTGACGAATTTCAACTCTTCTTCGGTCGGAAATTCTATGTTGAAAGACTTATATATGCTTTGGAGAATCTTAAGCTCCACCGCATCAATGGCTTCCTTCAAACCCGCAATGTGCTTAACTGGTGATGGAATGTCACCAATATAGGCCTCGGCTGCATCATGTAATAGACCATGCATCTCCATCCGTAACTGAATACCCTCTGCGGCGGAGGGACTCAAATATTTGTATGGATAAGAAATATTCTCCAAGAAGTTAAACCTCTCCTGCAAGATCTCCTTTGAGTACTCGTCGCTATATTTGTTACCCGGATCAAACAACTTACCCAATTCCCTAGAAACCATGATTGAATGCTGGGCAACCGAATACGGAATGACCGGAATCGTGTGGCCAGCGAACCTCGCGGTTCTACTGGTTGCCCACGCAATGTCATCTAGTCGAACATCATCCGGATTTGGGTCTATCGTGTCGAAAAACACCCCACTGACAGTTTCGATTTTACTCATTCGAGCAAACCGGACTGAAGCCAGGTATCATTGGCTTACCTCCTTGAGCATCCCATGCTGCTGGTGGCGGTGGATTCTTGAGTCGTTCCTTCCAATCTGGAGGGATTGGTGGAATATTATCACGGGCCCACTTCTCGATTATAGCTATCATCTGTTGCTCATCTAATTGCGTTGGTTTTACCTCTAGAACCTCTGTCTTAGGAGGTGCATCTGAGACCAAAATCTCGCTTAGGGATGGGAACTGCTCTAGAATGATGTTCCAAGCGGCGATAGCAATATCACGATGTTCTTTTTGTGTCCCGTTGCCTTTGCGTAGTTCGCAATAATGGATCCAACTCCGGAGAGAACCCGCCATATACATCGTTGACTTCGTCATTCCTTCTGGGAGAACGACACGGGCCTGCTCTTTGGCAATTCCGTGAGCCAACGCAGAATCATAAGCTACTCTAGTTACTTTGGCGACATGGTCTTGTAGGTCTTGCCAATGCTGATTTACGTCATCGTCGCTCGTCTCTATGCTATTCTGACGATTCTTTTGATCCTGCAGCCTCGCTTCACGAAACTCAAATGCATCATTGACCTCCGCGTACCTCTGACTGAACTCTTGAAACGAGAACGATCGGTGGCGAAGGATTTGACGACCAATGTCTCTGGTTGTCTTGATCTCTAGTGTTAGAGACACCATTTCAAATGGGCTCCAATGTTTATTCTTCACTAGGTATTTCAATAATTTCGGCGCAGTTTCCATGTTCATCTGGTTTGCTGGATTACTGACCCTAGCAGCATACGCGATGAATTCCTCTGCAGTATGCACTCCCTCGATCCCGACCGGATACGATACTGCTGCCAATTTTACACTACTCATTCTTTATCTCCTATTATGTCCGTGACTCTAAAACCATACTTATCGAAGTTCGGGTGCTTCCATATTGCATACTTACCTTTGTGTTCAGATACAATGACTGGTTGGTCAAACTCATTATTGCCGCTGTAATACCAAACGTCACCAAAATTGGTAGTTGCTGCACCTCGACGAGTTTCCATTGCGACCTTGGTCTTCAATGAGTTTAATTGGTAGATGTTTCCGGCATACCTGGTTGGGAATTCCGATAGAGTTTCCTCAACTCTATCACCAATTTCATTTCCTGGTATGTCGTACATAGTAGCAAGGATGATCGATCTAGCTATACTAATATTGATTTCACCGACTCCTAACGGTTCAAACGAAACCTGCAAGTAAAATATCATTGTACCGGCAAATTCTGTCTCGGCTTTAGGTGAACCACTTGGTTGAAACCCGACGTACTCCGTCCAATTCTCCACTACTTCAATCCTCTTGTGTCAAAGTCATAATCAGTAAAAGTTCCGGGAAGAACGTTTATTAGGTTTCGAGTTTCCTCTTTGGATAGGAAGTTGGGATCTTCTACAGGTACAAGCAACCCTATCAGCTCGAAGTCCTTCATCCTCATCAATACTACACTACTACCCTGAGCAACAACCAACCACTTCTTTGGGTCATTACCTTCGCCAACGAAGCTTCCGGCACCAAAATTCTCTTTTGATAGCTGTGTGCGTTTTGTTCCGCGGAACATAGATTTAGGCGTAGTAGCAGAACCAGCTCCTCCAATACCCATAGGTGAATCTCCTTTCTTTATATAGTCACGGCCCTTGCCGTTGCTTCTCAGCTTTGTGTGTTCGCAGTGACCCTGGGCCTGACCACAAACCGAACAATTCTCCGGTCGGCAGTTATCGTAATGCCCCATTAGTCGTACCTAGTAGCCGACTCAAACTCACCATCGTCTTTCATAACACCGATCTTAGTATTGACGTCGAAGATGAACCCAGTGCCCTTGAGGAATTCAAAGAACTTGCTCATTGGACCATCATATGATGACCAGGTATCACAGTCGGTCTCATATTCAAGCGAAGTTGTTGTGTCCCTACCTGTTTCATCGTCGCGATCTACGCATTCAAACCTATAAAACCTGCTCATTCTCTTCTCCTTGTACGTTAGCATTTCTTCCAATTGGAAAACTTCATTTGCGCTTCAATACTATTGTGAGTGTTATCGTCTATTATTGCAACAATTTGTTCTGAGGTCATACCTGCTTCAATTGCCTCGTTAATGTCCTTGTGTGTATAACCAGTAGGAGGGACAAAGACATCAGCACCACTAAACACAGCTTTCTCGATTATCTTAACTATGTCCTTATTCCTAGGTTCGTTATCGAACACATAAACCGAACCACTCATCTTAAAATTCATCAGAGCCGAACTACCTACGGCAACAGAGTTCGGCAAAAACAATGAGTCAATTGGACCTTCAACGACATAGATTTTCTTGTCGCTATCAATGCGTTCCATACCATAAAAATGAGGTTTGGTGTCATCTAGTACAATTGTGTAGTACTTCGGTGTTTCCGGACCAAAGGCCCTGCCCTGATATGCGAACACCTTACCACTTGCATCATACCAAGGGATAATCAACCGTGGATGATCTACGGTTTTTGGTGTAATTTTGAACCTATCGGTATTTGTGGTTGCCCAACGGTAGAATCGCGGGGCATAGTATAGCAAACCCAAGTGCTCACTTGGAATTCGTCTACCCACTACATATTGAACTGCAGGATGTTCCACAGGTAACTCAGTTATTTGCCGTAGGCCTTTCAGGAATTCTGCATTGTTTTCCGGAAGTGATTCTGCTGCCTTCAACCTCTCCTCAACTGATACCCGAAAGTCGGGCTCGGCAGCTTTGTGGGCTTTGTATTTGTTGATATCGTTCTTATATCGCTCAAGAGCATACTCATCATATAGTGCATGGTCAAACTGTTTAAGGAATGAACCAAAGTGCATGGATTGGTCAGGCATACAATTGAAACAACGGTACCAGAGGTCGTTACCACCCTCATAGAAGTTACCACGTTTCTTTCGTTTGTTCTTTTGAGAATCACCGCAGATAGGACACCTGCAGACGGCACCATACGGACTTATCTTGGTCTCTTTGAACCCTTCTAGTCTATATGATATCTGCCGTATGTACTTCTTATCAATCCACAGCACTGCATACTCCCATGATTAATGACATTCTCAATTATACAATCTACACTGGATTTTGTCAAACCGTGGAATTCGATACCAGCC